GAACTGTTAAAACAACAACCTCTGCCGTGCTGGTAACTGTTGCGTGCTTAGTGTATAGCATTATTGGTATGTCCAGACTACGGGCTGACTTGTCCGAGTATCCACATGAATAAACGTTTTGGCTACCCCAATCCCCGTAAATCCCATATTAAAAGCAGTAATTAGTAGTTTAAAGCGATCTACCCCATTGCTGACGTATATGTCTGCGGCTATACCCTTTGTATGCATGCCTGGGTGCTCTTTCTTAGCTTCAAGGCTGTGGGATGGATCGCGGTATCCTGATGTAATCGTAAAGGGAAACTTGCACTCATGCCGTAATTCATCAAGCTTTTCAAGAAACTCAGGGTTCATTTTATTTTCCCCTGTTTCCTGACAGTTAAACTCTTCAATATTAAAGTACTTCACCAGAGTCCCCGTCTATTGTGGTCTGGTTAATGGTGGGGCTATCAGATACCTCAGCCATTCCAACGCCCGTAATGTTAATTTGAATGGCAGATTTACCACCACTTTGTACCACGTCCTTCTCAAATGCGGCTACAGGTAAGATTCTATCCATTACCAGCTTCCAAGCTGCGGCTTGATTCTTGTGGTCATGGTCAAGTGCCGCATCAAATATAGTATCCAGCACCCTCCTAGACTTGGGGGACGCCAGCATACGAGCCTTATACTCGTTAATAATTCCCGCGTCACCCTTGGGCCTGCCTATCTTTCCCCTGCCACGGCGGGAGTTACTAGCTAAGTCTTTTTGTGTTGGCCTGCCCGATGATTGGGTTCTTTTTTTTGACTTATCATCTATGGGTACAGGTATCTCTGCATTATCCATCGTCTTCTTTACTGTCCTTTGCTAGCTCAATAAGCTCGGTTAAAGATTCCTCAATAGCAGATAAGCTATCCGAAAGCAAAAAAAGGCTGTTGGTCAGCCTTTCTATTTGGTCGTGGATATCAATGTCTTCAACAGGCATTACTTGCCCATCATAATAATAGAATATCCACCCATACCCTTGGATTCAGTCTCTTCTGGTGTAGCCTTGGCATCATGCATGGTAGAATAACCCGCATCCTGCATAGACTTAACCTGCTTCTTAGACTTCTCGCACATTGAATAGTAATCAATAGAGCGATATTCAACGCTATCTCTGGGATCTGGCTTCTCGTTCATTTCTTTTTCTTTCTCCTGGGCTTAGGCACCGCCTCTTGTGGCGTCCTTGGCGGTTGCCGGTCTGGCGGTCTAGGTGGGTTGTAACCCGCCGGTCGCCTAGATCCCCGCAATCCTGTTCTTGTCCCGCTTCCCCGAACTGTCCTTCCTGATCTTCGTACTGGCATAAAACTCTCCTCGTTTATTTTAAATAAGGCTTATTAAGCCCGCCTTACCCCCCCTATCCTATACTAATTCCACATAACCGCAATAGTGGTACTTAGAACAAAATGGAATATACAGCCAAAAGGTTATTCTTAAAGGGTTCCAGCCTTTTCAGTTTTGCCGTTTTTTGTATCTGGGTGGGAACTATATATTTGGCCGCCGCTGCCGTCGCCCCCCCGCCGAGTAAATTCGACCCACCTGTGTCTGCTGGGTAGTAGTGTTCGATGTGGCATCGAGCCGACTGGAGCCGATCCGCTGAGAGAGCCGAGTGAGAGAGCCGACAAAGCATCCCCAGAGCCGGTTGGTTACATCTGCATCCCTATCCAGCTGGAGCGCAGCGACTAATACCACCGCCGTCGGCTCCCGCGACTAATCGGGGCGAGCAGAGTGCAGTTCGGCAGCTTGCCACCTGTCTTCGCCTACCATTCCCATCCGACGGAGGAGCGGGCCGGCCTTCAACCATCATCACGCTTTCGGTCTCCGTTTTCCGTTGGCATTCGACCCTTGGCGTTGTTCCACGCACCCTCGGCTGTTTCCGACGCCCAAGTACCATAAACGGTCATTTCCTCAGTCGATAGATTTGTACTCGTCGTAGCCTGACATCCGTAACGAATCCACAGCCCGCACCTGTTCGCAAGGGCCGCGAGAATAACGGTTTCCCGCTGACTCAGTTCCCGCTTCAGCCCGCAAGCGGTCTGGCGTCCACAGAGTCACCGTGACCCTCCGCGATTCACGCTCAACTACCCCCTTGCAACCAGGCACAGCCTGTGGAGTTCTACTCCTGTCGGCAACGACACAAATCAATCAACTGAGGAAATAACCATGGCACTTAACATCGAAAACAACCAAGGGCTTGCCTTCCACAACACCAAGGGCCTCATGCGCAACGAAAAAGCTCCGACCTTCAAGGGCGAGATCATGTTTGAAGGCCGACGATTAGAGGTTGTCGTCTGGGAACGGCAGACAAAGACAGGCAACAAGATGCTGTCGATGGCAGTCGAGGACGCCCACGCCGCTCAGATCGAGCGAGCCGAGAGGACGCTGAATTACCTTCGCAACAAAAGCGAAGGCGACGAGCCAGAGCGAGGCGACGACATGGTGAAGGTCGACGAGTCACAGGACGATCACATCAAGCGAACAGCCGCCAAGAAGAAGGTGGCTTGATTAACCAGGGGCTTCGGCCCCTTTTTTCTTTCGTAAGGAGTGAGTTATGGAGACTGTATTTATCTGGTGTTTAAACAAGGATGACGGTGTGCACGTTGTGCAGCCTGAATTGACGACAAAAGATGATGACGTAGCTGATGACGACCTGCCGCCACTGTCTTCACTTGGCGAGTTATTGGCAGATTAGCTCGCGTTTCATGCCCCCCGCACAAGTGAGGGGGCATTCAACCCTCGCAATTATTAAAGGATTTGGTGATGTTTAAAATTCTTCCAGAGATTTATTTGGTAACAGGAATTGGGTTTTGTATTCATGGCCTGATGACGATGGATAATCAACACGTTTTGTATGGCGTTGGTTTGTTTACGTTGGCAATGGTAATGATTGCCGCACTGATATTTGATGTTGACTTAAAAAAAGAGAGGCAATAAATGTCTAATACAAATAGCTTATGGGGAGATGATGAATATTGTTATGACGTAGGTAGCAATTACATTATTCACTGTGGGGATTCAGACCTGGCAATTGATGACACGCTGGATTCACATCGTATGCATTGGTGTGAGCATCTAGTTACTGGCGCTGGTTATGTACGCTGGACACCCCACAAACTTAACCAGTTAGCTAGGTTATACATTCAATCGCAAACCCAACGTACGCATTTAGACGCCAAAGGTAGAGAGTTAATTGACCAAGTTACCGAAGCGTTCTGGGGATGCACCATGAAAGAAGCAATCACGTTAGTAGGCAAAGGAGAAGCCCATGGGACTTGACCAATATGCATTTAGTGCACCAGAAGCGTTGACTGTCGAGAAAGATGAGGATGGTCGGTTAGCAATTAAAGGTGTTCATGGTGAGGAATTTCAATGGCGAAAGCATGCCAAGCTGCAAGAGTTTTTTGAAGGGCGAGTAGCTAGTGGAAGGTTAGTTCCCATGATCCACGACGCTGACTTTAATTGTAATCCTGTGCTTTTGGATATAGGAATCATTGATGATCTTGAAATGGCATTAAAGACTAGGACAATGCCGTCGTCTGGAGGAGGATGTTTTTATGGTCATCAATTTCAGGATGAATCTGCTGATGACTATAAAGAACAAGACTTAAAGTTTTGCGCATGGGCCAGGGAAGAGATCTCGGGAGGTGACTATGTCTACTACGACTGTTGGTGGTAGGTGTGTCAACTGCGGCGAGGTCAACACGCTGGGTGATTGTTGTCCAATCTGCGCTTCATTCGATTGCGATGTCTGCGGAAAGCAGATTGATTTCGACGACGACATCTACTGCGAAAAGACTGATCGCAGGATGTGTATCAGCTGTTCAACAAAGTAAAGTTTGCATACCTTTTAAAAGGTTGGTAAACTTCGCAAAAGGTTGAGGGGTTTCCCTTGGCCTTCCTTCAATCAAGGAGTGTTTTATGTCTAACAAATTCAAGCGCATTGTCGCCTTGGTGTCTGAAGCCATGCAAGATGAGTTAACTTGGCGGAAGACCTGGCAGTCGCAGTCTGGCCTTCATCAGAATTGGATTAGCAAGCGGCCTTATTCTGGGACCAATCAAATTACCACGATGATATCCGCGTGGAAGAATGATTATAAAAACCCGTATTGGGTAACGTACAAGCAAGCGCAGGATCTTGGCGGCAACGTTAAGGGGCAGACCGCTACACCTGCAATTTTCTACGGCACTGGGGAGGACAAAGACAACGAAAAAACCTACAAGTTTGCCAAGCTATACAACCTCTTTAATCTTGAGCAAATAGGCATTGAGGTTCCGCCTATTCAATTAAGGCAGACAAAGCTTGAGCGTCCATATGAGATGGCTGATGCGTTACAAGTTAAGGTTGATTCTAATTCATCTCACAACCCTTGTTATTCACCTGTAACAGACAAGATAAAGATGCCGATGCCTGGGCAGTTTGAGTCTGACGATTCACATCAATCCACTTTTTACCATGAGTGTATTCATTCAACTGGTCACAGCAAACGACTTGATCGTGAGTTAACAGGCATGTTCGGCAGCGAGGACTATGCAAAAGAAGAGCTTGTTGCTGAGCTTGGCAGTGTCTTCTTGTGTGCAGAGCTTGGTGTTCAATACAACATAGAGCAACATGCTAGTTACATTCAGTCATGGCAAAAGGCTATTGAGTCTGATGCTAATTACCTACTGACTGCATCATCTGCCGCACAAAAAGCAGCTGAGTATTGCATGAGTCAGTTCCGAATGATGCGACAGTATGACAATGAAGCTGCGTGATCTCGGCTGGAACCGGCCCCCATCCGTGGGTGGGGGGACCGGATTCCCGCCTCAATCAATTAATTGGAGTTGCTAATGACAGATTTTAGTTTGGAATACGTTGCAAAAGTTTGCCCTGAGCTTGTTAGGTCTGAAGTAGAAGCAGTGCATGACCATGTGCTTGACACTCACAGACCAAATGAGATTTACCCTGGCGTTGTAAAGCAAGCTGCAAGGAGTTTGTTTCCATATCAAGCTGCACCAGCTGACAATGTTAGGTTTATTGATGGACGAGATTCAATTAATGCGGCTGTTAATTTGCTTCGGCAAGTTGATGAGTTGCTTTCACGTACAAAAAACAATGATGATGTTGCGCAAGTTCAGCTAGATGTGCAGTGTTGTATTCATTATTTGAGCGCTGAGGTTTCGCGAATGGAGTCTACAGATGGGGCAGTCTAAAAGTACGGAGCTTTATTACCCCCAAGTTTTGTGCAAAGGTTATTTTAATTGGTGCAAAGCCAATGATGAGCGCCCAACTTTTGAAATGATGCACGAATTTATATGTGAAGTTCAAGGATTTAGCGTTCTTAAAAAAGATTATGGCCCAAAGTTTCAATCAATTAAGGAGGCAATTGATGAATTGGATAAGAGCTAAGCGAGTAGAAGAAAGGTTAAACGAAAAAATACAAAACCTTAGAGACTTGCGCGCACATAACATAAAAGAAATGAGGCGCTATTCTCGGTCCCCGTATTACTCCAAACATACCATGTGTGGAAATATGGAGTATTTTCATAAGGGCAGAGAAACAGCATTTGATTTGTCAATAGAAATTATTGAGATGATTAAGTCATCCATTGATAGGGAGGTGGTAAATGCAGATACATTGGGAGCACCCTAGCTTAGAGGTAACTGTAATTCTTTATTATGAGCCTGGAACTAGAGGCGATCCGCCCTGCGCAGAGATTGATAAGATCTATGCAAATGGCAGGTTTCCAGAAAAGGATATCTCTTGGCTTTTCAATCAAGACCACATAATGGACCAGTTCTGGGACATAAGACCTGACTTGGAGTGTATGTTATGAGTAACAGTAACTTTAACGAAAATGCAGCATGCAACAATCTTAAGTGGACAAAGCAAGATAATGATTTGTTTTATGAGCTTATGAAAGCAGGTAAAACATATGGACAGGTTGCTGTTGCGCTTGGCAGATCTCAAAGATCTATAGAGAATCATGCTTATAAAATGAGATTGCAAAGAAGAAAGCTGGGTATAAGTGATGCTGACCTTTATGCCAATAGACCACGGCGTAAAAAATCAGCAGTAAACATTGACAAAATTCATCAAAAGTTTCCCAAACAATCTGAGCCTAAAGCTGTTGAAGTCGAGGGTGCATTGTTTGATAAAAGAATCGGCAACTTGCTGATATGGACAGCCGTACTTACTGGCGGATGTCTTTTAGCCTTGGTCACTATGACCATTATCTTAATATCAATTGCTTAGGAGGCAATTATGAATATCGAAAAGAACATTCCAATTCCTGCCCGTGGACGATCTGGCAAGTGGCAACAGCTAGGGCAGCAGATGGATATTAACGATTCTGTTTTGTTAACAACTAAAGAAGCTAATTGTTTTAGGTTTGCATTAACAAGTAGCGGATTTAAAGTTGTAACAAGAGCAGAGGGGGACAATGTTAGGGTGTGGAAAACAGAGGCAGAAAATGTCAACGGCGCTTAGCTACCGCAACTGTGATTCATGTGATGAGCTTTACCTCGATAACGGGGTAGAGCTTATTCATGCTAACAATAAAATTGAAGATGGCCCTAACGAGATATGGTGTCATCATTGCCTGGATAATTATTTGGATCATCAATCAAAATATTACGATGAGCCTGACGTAAGTGAGGCTGATGAATGGCATGACTTCGATCCTGATTGCTAGTACAGTCAAGCGTGTCCAGGGCTTACACTCCTAGCCTGATTGAGTCGGTTGGCGGCGTCCCGATGGACAAAATCGCCGCTCCCCTCCGATCCTCCCGCTGCGGTGAGCTTGCAGGTTGTTGCTGCGATGGCAGGGCTGGCACTTCCACCCTATCTAGCTGAGCGATGGTGCGACTTCTGACAGCCCCTCCGGAGCGGTTGATGGGACGGTGCTCTCCGGTTCCAATGCCCCTTCGATGGCACTGCGGGTGGTGAATGGCTTGCCCTTGGCATCGACCATATATTTAATCCCCTGCTTTTCTAACACGCGAATAAGTTTGGGCGTGGTGTAAGCCTTGAAGATGTCAAAAAGTTGACGGTAATACAGGTATTCAGATTGATCGTTCATTAGACTCTCCAAGTAAAAAAGCCCCGACAAGCGAGGCAAAGCATGGTTTTTAAATTAAAACTACCAAGGCACATCTTGTGTTGACGATGCGGGTGGTTTTGTGTCCTCCGACGGCTTCCACATATTACGCTCAGCATACCATTTGCCAGAACGACCCTCTTTGATTTCTATGTTAATCCATTCCATATCTGGATCATTTTTTTTCTGCGTTGAAATCCATGGGCCTAACTCATCAAGCTTTAATGACAGCTTAAGCTTTACAAAGTCTGGCGCATTGCCATCGGGAAGCTTAACAATCATTCCATCAACAAAGTTTTTTTCTTCACTCATTGTATATTCCTATTTGGATTAGTTTTCATTACCCTATTTTCATAGGTAGTAAAAATGCCACCCTTGGATGGCGCTAGGTTTAATGCCTCCTTAACATGATTTGGAGTATCTTCAACAATATCCCGAAGAAGATTCCATTCTTCATTAGCAACTGCGCTTTTAACATCACAAACAAAATCAAAGTTTTCACGCACTGATTCCATGTACGCAATAAACTCTTCATATGTTTCTACCATGCTCTTTTAGATCCTGACTCTGCTTTGTTTCCATCATCGTCTTTATCTGCACCAATACCTAAAGCCATAGATAAACTATATCTTTTAGCGTAAGTGACGGCGCTACCAAAACTCTGAGCTGTTGGCTTGTCTGCCCTAACAATCATCTTGCCAGCGCTTAATGACTCGCCATGCCCATGCAGTACAGTTTCGATACAGGCTCCGACCTCACACTCATGACTGATCTGCTGTATGAAAATCCCTTTGTTGTTGAGGTGCTCTTTTGCATAATCCCACAGCGCTTCAAAGGGAACGTACTGGCTTTTAAAATGAGGGTTGGTTGCTGATGCTTTAGCGTGTGACAGTTCGCGCTGTACATCCAGAAGCAAATAAAGCAGATCGCCGGTGGTTTTTTTATCGTTCATTCCTGACTCCTTGATTGACCGAAAAGAAGGATGACACATTTGATAACATTCGTCAACCTTTGTAAACATTAAAAAACATGGCGGTAATTGTTGACAGGTTCGGCACCTTCCGTCAAGATTGAGGGTTCCGGTCTTAGCTTAAGGGGAGCTATATGCAAGATGATTGGGCGCTGTATTGTCTGGAAGAAAGCAGACGAAATCTACAGCCATCCACTACAACAGCTGAGAAGCCCGTCAATGGCTCTACAGTAAACAATCAGTTAATCAATGGGGAGTCACATGCCCCAGTTAAATCGTCCTTGAGCAGGCTTATAGACGCCTCAGTTAACGGGCGAATAAAAGAAATAGAAGAGCGGCTTGCCAAGGAGAGGGATGTAATTCCTGGCATGGTTACGACAGGCACTGTCACTTTGGTCTACGCTCCAAGTGGCGCAGGCAAAACTGTCTGGATTCTTGGAAATCTTTTTCAATCTATTAGAAATAATTTAATTAGCGGATCTGACGTCATATATTTTAATGAGGACGATGGCGCTAAAGGCGTCCTTCAGAAAGCAAAGCTTGGCAAAGATCACGGAATAACCATGGTGACTTTGGCAACCTCGCCAGATCCAAGCCTTCGCACAACTGCCGACGCCTTGCGATTGCTGAATATGATTCGGCTTGAGGGCGAGGCCGATGGAAAAATAATTATTTGCGACACCCTAAAGAAGTTTGCCCCAGTGCTTAACAAGGCTGACATGCGTGAGGTTTTGCACGTATTCAGGGAGTTTGCCGCAGCTGGCGGCACAGTTGTATTGCTTGGTCATTGCAACAAGCATCGGACAATGGATGGCAGACTTGTATATGAGGGGGTTGGCGATCTTAAAGCTGACGTTGACAACATGTTTGGCCTTGATCCGCTTAATGATAAGTTTTCAGAATGGCAAGAGCTTTTAGTAATTAATGAAAAAGATAGAAGTCAGGTTAGTTTTGAGGGTGGGTTTAAATATAAGCAAACAGGAATGTTAGTCGGGTATTCAGAATCAGTAGACTCTGTAGAATTTATGAGTCCCGACGATATATCAGGCTTAAAAACAAAACAGCGTGGTCAAATAAACATTGGGAAAGCGTTAAGCAAATATGAAGATGAGTTTGTTTTATTGCAAAGCGTTATGAAAGATGGTCGCTCATATTCGCAGTCAGATTTGTTTGGCTTGTTAAATGATGACGACATTAATCCAAATGGATGTTCAAGAAAAACACTGCGGACATGCATAGATTTACTTAAAGATAACTATCTTAAGCTAGAGCGACGAGGTGCACATGGTAAAAAGTTTTACCGATGGCAATCTTTCTAGCATCCAGTTTGCCCAGGATGCCCAGTTTGCTTCTAATGCCCATGGTTTAGGGGGCCGGTTCCCCTTGCCCGCCCCCTTTTTTATGGGCACGCAGGGCATCTTGGGCATTCTGGGCATTCTGATATGAACGATTTAGGAGAACACATCATCGCGTTAGTTGCGGTTATCCTAATTACTATTAGTTTTCAAATCATCGAAATGTGGAGCGTGTTATGACAGATGGACATCAATGGCTTGTAGACCATAAAGATAAACTTGATTTCTTTATTGCATTTATTACTGCGGAACTTCAATCTGGCAGTCACCACCTATACTCAATTAAACCAGCTGGAAGAAGCGAAAAGCAAAACAATGCAATGCACTTGTGGTTTAGGCAGATTGCTGAAAAGTTAAATGATGGCGGCTACCACGCTACTCATCCATTCAACAATGAAGTTGAAGTACCTTTTACCGAGGTGCTTGTAAAAGAAATGCTGTACAAGCCCGTCATCAAAGCTATGTACGACAAAAAATCTACATCAGGGCTGTCTGGAAGGGAGCTTAGCGAAGCCGCAGAGGTGCTTGTACGGTGGCTTGCAGAACATAAAGGATTTCTTGTGCCATTCCCAAGCGAACTAAAGGAGTCAGCATAATGGCTATTAAAAGAGAAGCTTGCGATGTGTGGTTTAGCAAGTGTGTTCGACACAGAGATCAACATCGCTGCCAGTATTGCTTTGGAGAGGGCACGGACTGCGCTCATATTTATGGAAGAGCACGAAAGTCTGTGCGTTGGAGTATGGATAACGCAGTTACACTATGCCGATACCACCACAATTGGTTTGGATCCAATCCAGTTGCCTTTACTGATTGGCTAACAAAGTTATATGGATCTGGACATATGGATATCTTGCGAGAAAAAAGCAACGCAGTACTTAAAACAAATAAAATTTTGCGTAAGGAAATTAGCAATCACTACCGTGCTGAGTTTAGAAAAGCAGAGGCTGAGCTTGGCTATGAAATTGTAAGCTGGAATTAGTCTTCATCTGGCAAGCGCTTTTGAGTCATCATCCCGCCGACTTCTGCAAGCGGCTCAATTCCAAAACGCTCTCCGACGTTGCGAGATGTCCTGCCTATGTCCCTAACTAGCGGTAGCTCTGATGCAAGTCGGGCTACCGGATACTCTCTATCTATTACCCCAACAGTAGTGCCTGCAATGTCGAACGGCCTTGTGACTGTTATTGGCAATAGACCTTGAGCAAACGTAAGCATGATCCCGTTTTCTTTTATTTTGCCGAATTGGTAATCATTAAGTCCAAGCGTATTGGCTGTTAGTAATGATGCCCATGCATCCCCATACCCTCGCGCAAGACCGCCGGCACTTGCTTCGCCATCGCCAAACAAGAACTGCCTGCCCTCATTAATAACCGCATAACCACCAGCCCCATAAACTGCGTAGCGGCCCAGGAACTCTGCGGCTTTTTCTGGCTTGCCTGCTTTTATATTGCCGACTACCTCGCGGAGCGCGAGCGCTTGCTGCTTAACCACGAAGCCCCTCAATGCCCACAAAGGTCTGAGGTTTGGATGACGCGCCCATGCTGATGGCCTGCCTGCCCCGCTAATTAACTGCTGTTGACCAAGCCCAGCAAACATAAGCTCTTCAACAAGATCCTTTCCCTTGCCTGTATATTTTTGCCAATCAATTCCATGTCGTTGCAATTGATCAGATAAAATATCTAGCTCTGCTTTGTTAAAATAAAACCCCCAGCTTTCCTTAAGAGTGCCAGCGCGAGCATCGTCAGCAGCACTTTTTAATACGCCACGCATAACCCCTTGCTTTCCAACTCTATCCATTGCAGCAAAACCAGAGCCTTTCATTAAAAAGTTAGCAGTGTTTCGCATTTTTTCTGCGGTTGTAACCATCCAGTTTGTTGAGTCACTTGCTTGATCGTTAATAATATTTACAAACTCACCCATTGTTTGGTTGTCTAAACCCATCTTTTTAAGATCTGCGTTTGGCACTTTCTTAAATGGGGTGGCAGCTTTTAACCCTTCTCTAACTGCTCCGCCTCCATACTTGGCTCCAAGCAACGGAATGTCTGCAAGGTTAAGAACAGCCGACAATGGACCAGCTAGAGTTAATGCGTATGCCAGGGAATTTGCTGCTTGAATTAGTGGGTGAGGCGCTTTGGCTTGCCCCATGATTGACTCGGTTATTTCTTTGACAGCAAAGGTTGCGCCTTGTTCGCTAATGCCTTTCTTTATTAACGTAAACTTTAATGCGTCCATAAACTCATCAGGCGTTAATGGATCAGTAGCTGCTTTACGAAGATTTGTAGTAAGCAGCATAGGGTCGGTTGCCATTTCGCCCGTAGATTCAATAACCATTGACGACCTGTCTAATGCTTTTTGCTTGCGGGGGCCAGCCTTATAGTCATCAATGCGAACCCCAAATTTTCGTTGTAACTCTGCCATTCGCTGCATTTTAAATATACGCCGCATGTCAGAAACAATTGGATTTTCATAAGCTAAAGGATCGGGCCTGCTTGGGTCTGACTCATTAAGATATGAGCCGCGAGTTCTTTGCTCAAACGCAGGGTCTTCAAACATCTTTTCAATTTCTGCGTCTGTCATGCCCTCCTGTTTAAGCTTGTCACGATACCCTCTGTTTCTAGTATGGAGATAAGTAAGATCCCCAAAGTTAGCGCCAAATACTTTCCCGTTTAGCTCGTCGTTTTTCTTTTTGCTATAGCCAAGATATCGCTTAAGAACTTTCATGTGATCGGCATTAAGCTCTCCAGATAACTCTTGCTCAATTCGCTTTATTGATTCATTAAAGTTTTTTCCTAAGTCACCTTTTCCATAATCAAGCAAGACTCCCTTTGCTCTGGTGCTTTCATTAATTATTTTAATTACAGGAACAAGCTCTTCCGACAGGTTGTCTAGCTCTTTGTTGACGATGCGCAGCGCAGCTTCATCCGATGCCTGATGACGACCCATAACTTCTGGGCCAACCTCACGACCAAGGCGGTCCGATGTGCCAGTAAGCTTGTCGTTATAAAAGTTACGCAATGCCCCCTTTAGCCCCGTCCATAACTCACCAGCAGTCTGCGCCTCAGACAATGGCTTTATTGCATAAGCAGGGTTATCAACCTCTGTATATATGGCGGCATCTTCTGCTTCATTAATAGCTCGCTCAGCGGCTTGTTTATCAATATCATAAGCCTCTTCTGCAATATCATCTGCTTGGGTTTTTAAACCCCCATTTGCCTTTGGGGTTATAGCGGCATCAACAACCTTGCCAAGAGCTAAACCTGCAAGACCGCCAAATGCTGCAAGTCCAGCACGCTCTTCAAAAGTTTCTCCAGTGCCTGCGCCATACAAAGCGCCTTCTGCAAATCCTGCTTTAGCAACACTAGCCCCTGCTTTTGTTAAGCCTTTCACAAGCAGCCCGCCTGAAGGGACAGCCCCAAGAACTTCAAGCGGCAAAGCAAGCCCAGCCATTTCTGGGTTTTTGCGCTTCCACATTTCCCTGGCTACTTCGTATTCTGCCTTGGCTTGACTGTATTCAATGCCCTCTTTTGCCGACCTAGCTTTAGCAACAAGCTCGCCAAGAAATCCAAATGTTATGCCTTCACCAAACTCAGTAAGCAATCCACGGACATTGTCTTGGCTTTCCTTTGCTCTGCGCTGGGCAATTTTGGCTGCAAGATCCATTGTTTCATCAGAAAACTGCGGCGTAGTAGGCGCAGCTTGCGCAGATTTTTTTAAAGAGTAAAAATAATCAACTGCGTCTTTGCCTCCCTCCATCTGCACAATAGACCTTACAACCCCAGAAACTTGATTTTCAGAAATTAAATCGTCGGGGTTTATGCCTAACTCTTTGCTAACAAAATCAACATAACGTGATGTTTCATTTTCACTTGGCGGAGCATACTTATTAAGAAACTCAGAAAGAGTTAACCCTCTAGTTTGCGTATCAAGAACAACTTGTTTTTCTAGTGCTTTAAGCCCAGCTTGAGGTGTATCAAAAGATGCAAACCCCCCTTCACCTTTTTGTGCGCCTGATTGCCCAGCCATTCTAAGGTTTCCAGGATTGTTATTTCGCACAGACAAAGGCGCATCATCAAGCAGCTCTTCTGGTATAACAGAAACAGCACTGTCTTTAACGCCAAAGCGACGCTTAACGATAGAATCTAAAAGAGCCTGGCTTTCAGCTGGCAATGCCATTGCTTGTTCCTTATGGTCGTCTACTAGAAAATAAACCTTCTCGTTCCTTTTCTCTTCGCTCAACCGCTGTGCTGTAACTTTGTTTTATGGCACTTGAAACGGACTGCATAGCCTCCGATGGCGTCAATGAAGAGCTAGAAATTCTAGGGTTAGTTACAGCTTCCGATGGTTTTTGTGATGCAGCAGCGCTTGAGGTTGGGCCTGTTGTCTTTGGTTTTCCTTGAGACCCTTGCCGATCAAAGGCAGCTATAGCGCCAGCAAGCGCAAGCTCAGCTTCTTTTTGCGCAACTGCTCTAGCCTCTTCTATTTCTTCTTTTGACAAACCGCTTAAATCTCGACCACCAAGAATGCTGTTAGTTAAGTCTGCAACATCCCTAGCATCAGCTTGGTTTTTATTAGCAAACGCTTTGGAGCGATTCATTTCGTCTGGAAAGTTTTCATATAGCCAAGCATTAACTTCGTTGGGTATATCTTCTTCAGCTAACCCAGCAATGCGACCCATTAAATTTGTTACTTGATCTGGATCTTCAAGCAAGTCTTCAATCCGAGTTGAAATATCTCTATTCCAAAGAAAGTCAACATAATCACCCTCTCTAGCAATAAGATTCAGCTGAGCCTTGGCTATTGCCTCTGCTCTTGGTTTTTCTGGAACAGAAACTGGGCGCAATGCTTGCGCTAATTCCAGTTTGGCCTGTTCTACTTTAGCGGCGTTGTAAACTTTTCTTGCTAAAGGACTGGTAAAATCTGTAATTGGTAGCTTGAGCCCTTTTGCGTCAGCTATTTCTTCGCTGCTTAATGGCCCTACCTCACTTAAAATTTGTTTAATTTCAAGATCAGCCTTTGTTGCTGCCCGCATTTTTTTCTCATTATTTTCAACAGCCTGACCAAGACCTTGGGAATTTAACGATGATACCAACTGGCTATATTGATCGCTGCTTGGGTCAAGGCTTGCTAGCGCAGCTTCTGCCGCTTCCACTTTTTTTGTTCTAATCGCGGCATCTCTCTCAAAAGCTTGTATATCTGAGTTATATTGTATTGTTGCTGCTTCAGTTGCAGCGCCGGTATTTTGTTTCATAAGAGCAAGCCGATCTTCAAGTGCGCCCTGAACTTTTGCCCTTTCCATGTATTCTTCATTAGTCATAGGAGCAGTTGAGTTATTCATTTCCTCAATAGCTTGCTCAGTTTTAAGAATAGACATGGCGGTATTGGTTTGCGCTGTTTTTTGGGTAGCTGCACGCCTGCCCTGTATGTTTTCAAGCCCCGCTGTAATTGCTTGACGAGCCTGTTCATTTTTAGTTTGCGGCAGCAAAGCATTAAGCTCATCGCCAAGTCCCGTAAGCATTCTCATGTCGCCTGTTTCTTGAGCAACCTGTGCTTTACGCAACAACTCAATAGTAGCTTCTTGCGTGGATCTTGCTTCAGCTTCATCCGCTCGCCTTTGAGCGCCAAGCATTCCTGCGCCAATGCTCATGCCAGCTGCGCGAGCAAAGTTAGGCTCAGCAAGACTGCCTAATACGGTAGAGCTTAATCTTAAATTTGGACTATAAGCCATTGTCTATCTCCAAATGCCTGTGTAATCAACTTGGTAGTAACCGCTGTCATGCAGGCTTACTCGGTCAGGATGTGTCTTTATAAGCTCCTGGGCCAACACGCCAACTTCAGAGCCAAGCTCGCCAAGCTTGTTAGCTTTGTCATTCCAATCCCACTTGTAAATATTAAAGCCTTGTTGGTTTGTGCCAACAAACTCAACATTGTCTTTAAGCCGAACATCTGATATTTGTTTTATGATGTTATTAACAAAGTCAAACAACCCGCCACTACCGCTACTTGCACCAGCCGCTAATACGCCGGCACCAACATTGCCAATTAAATTAGCCTGACCAAGACCTGACGCAAGTGCCGCATCTACCCCTGTCATAGTTGCTTCACCAAACATTCCAGTACCAAACTGTTGAGCTTGCTGAGCCAGCTTGCTGGTAGCAATGCCCTGCTGAAGTGCATTAAGTGACATAGCTTCTGGTACAAACGCGCCTTTAGTGGCGGCAAGTGCTTGCTGAAGTTGAGCGGCATTAAGAGCTTGTTCTCCGCTAAGCATTCCCAGGCCGGCATCGGCAAACTGAAGCCCTCTGGTCTGCCTTCCAGTAATTAGATCTTGTGCGGCCTGCCCAAGCCCCGCTCCGGTTGATGCAAACTGCGTTCCCAGCTGACCAGCTAACTGTCTTTCCGCCTGGGATTGCTGCATAGCTTGAATCATTGCCGTGTTTTGGGCTTCGGCTCTTGCCTTGTCTAAAGACAATTGCTCTGGCGTTCCACCATAAAGGTTTGTAGAAACTCCAAGCCTTCCTTGAGATGCCAGCCGCTCTTCCAATTGAAGCCTTTGCCGTTCTTCTTCTGGTGTCTGAGCCGCCCTTATCCTGCTATAAATGTCTTGCTCTCTTACAGTTGGATCTGCCATTGCCTCATCCATCAAAGCATAAGACCCTAACAATCCTTGTCTTGCGGCTTTTTCTGTCGGCAGCAACGTAGGAAGATTTCTTGATAACTCTGGCGCAGACCTTCCTAAAAAATCTAACCCCATAGCCCCAGTTTGAACAGATCCAAAAGCAGGGCCAATGTTAAAAAGCGCCTCTCCAAGCAATGCATCTTGAACCTGTTTAGCAGTCCCAGTTGCTCCAGCCGTTAAGCTTCCCCCAGCGCCAATAGAAGACCTGCCAGTTCCTGTTGATACAGTAAATGGTTGAAACTTAGACTGAGCTAAAGCCAGGCTTGCAAGAGTGTTCGCATCTGTTTGAGCCGCAGCACCAACATCTCCAAGCTTGTTATAAGCCGCATTAATCGCGGCTAACCCAGTTATATCACCAAAAAGCGACATCAGTACGTCCCTCCATCTATGGTGACTGTATCAGCGCTTCCTAGACTAGCAACCACATTTCCAGTAATTGTTAGGTTTGGAACTGTCACCGTTCCTGTAAAAGTTGGCGAAGCAAGATCTGACTTGGTTGCTGACGCTACGGCAATAGCATCAAACTCTGCGTCAAACTCACTGCCTCTAATAATTTTATTGGTATCGCCAGAGGGCAACGTGTCCTTAGCGCCAAAGCTAGTAGTTTTAGTGTAATTGCTCATACTGTTTTACCCATTAACGCTAGTACGTTTATTTCTTGAACAGACAAAGCTGCTCCGTTTATTGCCGACTCAAGGCCAATTGTAACTACCCCGCCATTACCCGTCCCCTGCACTGACCTTCTAGTAATTAGTAGGCCGCCAGTGTATTTGCCAATGCCATACTCACTAACGCCAAAAAATGCAGGATCTTGATCGCCAACATTTATTTCGTAATTAGAAAATGCTGTTTCAAAATCATATGCCCATTTAACAAACACAGTTCCGTCGTTAAGACCAACCAAGGTAGGCCGTATTTTTTTTAATAATTTTATACGGCTTGGATCTCCAAATGTTAACCCTGGACTAAAGTACCGAAACTGATAGCTTGAAGAGTTGTCTTGATAACCATCATACGTCCCAATACCGTCAGCCGTCCCTATGTATAAAGTCCCATCTTTACCGCGCTCAAAAGATTTATGTCCCGCAGACGTCCACCGAGTAACACGATATGAGTTGTTTTCAAGTCTTACTTTAAGATCAAAACAATAAACAGTTTGTTGGTTTGGAAAGCAAATTAAATAAAAAGAATTTTCAGGGCTATAAACAGATGCAAATGGTTTTGTTTCTGCACTAATTACTTCTATAAGCTCTGTTTTAATATTAACGCTAAGGTCAGATAGCGGCAAAGACTTTTCTTGTATTGTTCTTCCCAAGCTGCGAAGCCCAGAGTTAGACAAAAACAGCACATCAGTTCCAATGCTTTGTATAGAGTCGCGGTCAATGCAGCCTACGCCAGATACAGTGTCTGCTAAATTCATTACCGCAGGCGTATCAGCGTTTTGGTAAACTAAAGTGCTATGCTCTCCAAAAATAACAAGCAAATTATTGTGCGCCGCCAAACCCACAACAACATCATGACCATCAGGCCATGCTTTAGATACATTAATTGAGCCACTAGATCCGCCAGTAAAGTCCACGCCATCTAAAAGGTCAGACCAATACACAGTTTGAGACTCAGAAGCATTGTCAGTTATCCATAAGCGCCCAAACGAGGCTATTGCTTCATTGCACTTTAACGTAGCTGACGTTGTTGTACTGGTAACTGTGCCAAAAGTTCTTAAGCCTGTTGCGTTATCATAAACAAGAGGATCAAAACCCCTTTGAAAAAAATATGCTTTGTTGTTGAAGTTAACAATTTTCCAGTTGTTAGCATTAATTGTGTATGAGCCTGGAGTAACGTCAACTAACGTTGTCGTTCCGGTCATTATCTTATTGTTGCCGGCGCTAAAAATTACCTCATTGCCAGACTCATCATAAAAATGATGGATCTTGTGTATGTAATCAGATCCCAACTCTGTTTTGTTTGTTGTAATAACGTCTATGCCTTTTCGCGCTGCAATACGCCCGCGCTTGTCAATTACAGCATTGTCTGCAACATCTGCAAATGACGGATCCTGTGCTAATGGGGAGTCTTCTGTATTAACTCCCTTAAAGCCTGGGGCAATTAAGTCAATGCTTTGTAATGGCTGGGCCATGACTAATCCTATGGTGTATAAAAGATTGTTTCTTCAGGGTGTTTTTGTGCATCTAGCGCAATAGCATCAGACAAGTATTTATCTGCAATAGAAAAGTATTCTGCTGTTGATGTTCCTCCAGTTTCACCCCGCTCTCTAGCTAACAAAGCAACCGCCAAATGAATGACAGGCTGGCTAGGAACCGCAAGCGTGTCATCATCGCCGCTCAATGCGGTTTTGCGTATAACAATTCTAGACTTTAAGGAGTACACGCCATCTGGCTTGGGGTAAATATCAATTTGCGTGTCACCATTTGCATCAACCCCGTTGTATGTGTAGTACTCGGGCGCGCCTGACGCTGGGGTTTGGACTAAAAACTTATCATCAAACCAGTTCTGGGTTTGATATTCCATTCTTAAATTAGAGGTGTCGTTGATTATATTTAACACTTTTCCTTTGTCACCGCTCCCTGTTAACGAATAAGTAAAGTCCCCAGATGACGTTGTAATTGTTAATGGCGAGCCTGACGTAGTTCTTAGCGCAGACCAATCCCATGCCGATTCAACAATTTCTTTTGCATCATTTACAAAATCACCCACCATCGTGCTGTAAGTATCGTTTGTAACAGTTGGAACTGTATCTTCGCGCAGCCGTCTTAATACATTGTTAACTAAATTTAAATATGTCATGTAAACATTCCGCCAGAATTTCGCTTAATAACGTCGTCAAGAATCTCTCCTGAACTCATGTTTTCCAGCTTAGCAACGTAATCTTCATTAAACACATTAAGATCTTGCATTTCTGGAACTTGAAAATTTAATCGATAATCAAAGTTAGTGGCTTTTGGTACAGAAGATAACCCGCCAGAAGATCCTCCCCCATCATCCTTGTCGCCAAAGCCAAATGCCTCCATTAAAGCATCTTCCCCTCCAGGATCTTTATCTGCATTTTCAGGATCTTTTGTCCCAATAACATCAAGTGCAGGCTCTGGATCTTTTGTTGCTATTTCTTCGTTTGCATCCTCCCCGCCTTCCTTGTCATCTCCAGCGCCTAACTCTGGCTCTTTTTCTTTTGCCTCTGTTTCAGCGTCCTTCCCATTAATTATTTCGTAAACAGTTTCAGCGTCTTTTATAGGATTAGCGGCAGCTTCTTCTTGAGTCTCGCCATCCTTGTCTTCATTAAGATCTTCGTCACCTTCTCCGTCTTTTGTTGCTGGATCTTGGGTTTCGCCAGGATCTTTATTTCCAATTAAATCTTGATAGGTTTCGGCATCCTTAACGGGATTGTTTAATATTTCAGCCTCTGTTTCACCATCTTTATTATTAGGATCAGTGTCTTCAGTTTCGCCATCTTTTACTTCTGGGCTATCTGTTTCTTGCTCTCCATCTTTTCCATCAATAACATCAGCACCAGTCTCTCCATCCTTGGTCGGATTGTTTTCTCTTTCTTCTTGGCTTTCTCCGTCTTTAACTGGATTATTTTCTCTTTCTTCTTGGGTTTCGCCGTCTTGCCCGCCATCTTTGTTATCAAAAATAATATCAATGATGTCTTGGAAAAACCCCTCAGAGTCTTTATCGGCAATATCTTCATCTTCAGACTCCCCGTCTTTTGTGTCAGGATCTACGTCCTCTGATTCGCCATCACCGTCGTCATCACCGTCACCATCATCACCATCTTTTGTATCAGGATCTACGTCTTCTGTTTCTCCATCCTTAGTAGTGTCTGCAAAGGCGGTGTCTTCTGCGTCTTTATCAATGCCTGCATTATTTGCAACATTTTCTGCTGTATCTTTTTCTAGCTGCTCAGCTGCATCGTCATCTTTGTCTTTTTCTGCTTGTTCATCGCCTTCTTTTTGTGCATCTTCTGCATCAGTATCTTTTTGTTGTTTCTCAGCATTATCTTTTTCGGTTTGCTCCCCTTCTTTTTCTGCCGACTCAGCATCTTTTCCGCTTTGTTCTGAATCTTTTTCTTGCTGCTCTACCTGATCCTTTTGATCTTGCTCGGCCTGTGCATCTTTATCTGCCTCAGCGTCTTTATCTTTTTCAGCAGACTCATCAGCATCCTTGTCTTTTTCTGTTTCTTCTTGAGCGTCCTTGTCTTTCTCGGCGCTTTCGTTATTTTTCTCTTCGTTTTCTGCATCTTTTTCTGCCGACTCGGCATCTTTTTCTTCTTGCTCTGTTGCCGCATCCTTTTCTTGCTGCTCAGCATCATCGTCTTTGCGTTTTTGCTCTGAGTCTTTTTCGTCTGTTTCGGCCTGATCTTTATCCGCCTGCTCAGCATCCTTTTCTTGTTGCTCTGCTTGAGTTTCCTTGCTGTCTTTTTCGCCTTGCTCAGCATCTTTTTCTTTCTTTTCTGACTGAGCGTCCTTATCCGCCTGCTCAGAATCCTTGCTTTCTTGCTCCGCGTCCTTTTGGTCTTGCTCAGCTTGATCTTTGCTTTGTTGTTCAGAATCCGCATCCTTTGCGGCTTGCTCTGCATCTTTGTCTTTTTGCTCAGCAGAGTCCTTTGCTTGCTGCTCAGCCTGTTCGTCTTTTAATTGTTGCTCTGCATCCTTTTGATCTTCTTCTGCGTCCTTTGTTTCAGTTTCAGCATCCTTGTCTTTTTCGGCATCTTCTGCATCTTTTTGTTTTTCTTCTGCGGCATCTTTGTTCGATTGCTCAGTATCTTTGTCAGCCTGCTCAGCATCCTTGTCAGACTTTTCAGCAGCATCTTTTTCGGATTGTTCAGCTTGATCTTTGTCGGCCTGTTCAGCCTCGTCTTTTTCTACCTGTTCGGCATCATCTTTTTGCTGTTGCTCAGCGTCATCTTTTTCTTGTTGCTCTGCTTGATCTTTTTCTAACTGCTCAGCCGCATCTTTGTCAGCCTGCTCCTGGGCATCCTTATCTGCTTGTTCTGCGTCCTTATCAGTTTTTTCAGCCGCATCTTTTTTTTCCTGCTCAGCCGCATCTTTGTCTGCATTTTCGGCTTCTTTGTTTGTTCGCTCAGCCTCATCTTTTTGCTGTTGTTCAGCCTGGTCTTTTTGATTCTGCTCAGCCTCATCCTTAGCAGTTTGCTCAGCCTCATCCTTTTGATCTTGCTCCGCATTATCCTTTGCAGCATTTTCAATTTCTTTGCTAGATTGCTCAGCATCTTTTGCTTCTTGCTCAGCATTACTGTCCTTAACTTTTTGCTCAGAATCTTTTTCTTGCTCTTCTGCGTCTTTGTCTTTTTCTGATTCTGTATCTTTAGCCTCAAGCTCCGCGTCTTTATCTTTTTCGTCTTCAGCAAAATCTTTTTCTTGTTGTTCTGTATCCTTTGTAGCTATCTCCGCATCTTTATCTATTTCAGAATCTTTGTCTTTTTCTGTTTCGGCTTGATCTTTTTCTAGCTGCTCTGCCGAATCGTCGTCAGTAGTATCGTCATCTACATCAGAATCTTTTTGATCTTGTTCTGCATCCTTGTCATTTTGCTCTGCTTCATGAAGCTTTAGTATTGCTGCATAACGCTCAATTAGCTGTATTCTGCTTAAGCCTTGAGTGTTAAAAGTTGCAAAACCTGGAGCAACGCCAAGATCAATAAGATCGCGAAGCATTTTGTCAGCTGCTCGTTTGTAATGCAGATCATCTTCAAGTTCTTTTATTGCCTCTTCTGAGCTGTTTCCGCCATCAAACAACCCCATGACTACTTACCAGCCTTTAGTTTCATGAGCTTGTCAGCACCACGTATTCCAAATGACGCAGATACTGCAAGAAACAATAGATACTGATACCAATCTGGAAGAGTATCCAAAGCAGAAAAACTGTCATGAACCCTATCAACAATAAAAGGGTCGTCAGCAATGATGCTCCAACCAAGAGCAAATAATGGCACTGCGAGAACAATTGTCCAAAACTCATCTTTCCAGCTAGACGCAGACGCGTCAGCCATTTTGCTTTCCCAATCTGCGCCATTTTGTATAACCTGCATCTTAGCCTCATGCTTAGCTTGAGACTGTTGTTGCTTATTGCCTAGCCATGTTTTAGCTAAGCCAGCAACTGGGCCTATCAATGCTTGCAACATACATTACCTCATTAGGTAAACAATGAGTGAAGCGGCGGTTGTTATTGAAATCCAAAACATCCTTTCGCCAAATCGCAAAGAGTTTGAGTTGGTTAGTACGTTATTAGTCAGACCTTTAATATCTTCTGTATGACCATCAATTTGTTTTTCATGCCGTTCAAGTCGCTTAAATATAGATAACAACCTTTCTTCAATCCGAGCAAAATTAGCCACTGTATCTGACAGCTTATCTAGCTTGTCTTCTATTCTTTCAAGCCTTTGTTCAGTCACCGCTATAAACCTTTCCATCATTACACCGATCCTGCCATTCAATTTCTTCAAATGACAAAATACCAGTTGGCTCGTAGTAATCGCACATGTCGTAAGCGCCGTCATTGTTAATATCGCACTGCCTTTGCCATGTAACCATATTAAACGTCAATCCTTCCGACCAGGGAATATAGCTTTCACACCACTGTGCGCTGCCTATAACGCCAACGCCGCCTGTCTCAACATGCACATGATCTTTCTTTGTATTCGGCAGCGTTAAATGAAAAAGAATATCGCCTCGGCTGTAGGCTTTTGTGTAATAAAGCTTAGAATAATGACTAACGTACACTTTTTCATTGTCTTTAACCGTGTATTGGCTGCCATCATCATACAAAATTACTGTATCTGCCGAAACAAACATTGTTGTTACAACAGATACAAAAGCCAATATGTTTTTCATCCTGCGCTCCTTATAACTGATATCGTTGCATAAATAATTCCACTCGAAAGCATTAAAGCAATAATCATTGCTGAAACATCTAACATTCTTCTTTGCCTTCTCCGTTGTTTATAAATTATTCGCTCACGTTTTGCCCGTATTTCTCGACGCATTTGCATCATTTCTTTATACGCTTCTACTCCGTAAGACCAGGTAATTAACTCCCGTATTTGCTTTTCTTGCTCCTCTACTTTCTTTTTTGCAATAACGCTGTTTAATGCTTGTTGCTCAACAGATTCGCCATCAAACAACTTTTTAAACAATGGCGGCTTTTCTGATTCTTTTTCTGCTTCTTTAATATCGGAAACCAAGCCATACCAATGACCAAGTTTCTGAGCAACATGTTCAATCTCAGCACCTCTGTTTACTAGCGTCTGTATCCCTTTGAAGGTTGTAGACGCCATAGCAATTAAAGAAAGAGGATCCATTCATTAGATTACCAAGAAACGCCAGTGCCAGACGTAGGTGTAGCTTGCTCTGCAATCTGTGCATCAATAGCCGCCTCTGTAGCCGCTACTTGCTCGTCACCCAGAGCCGCCTTAGCCCAGCCAACAGCCATCTCTTCGGTAACATCAGCCCACTCTACAAACGACTCTCCGGGTGCCTCAAGCCCTACAGTGCCGTATGAAGAGCCAGAGTTATCTCCGTCAGTCTTTGATACACGCCAGTGTACGGTGTTGACTACGTTGGTGTGTCCGTTTTGTGAAACGGTGTAGTCCATTGCTGATACAGTCCATGTGTGTGCCATTGTTTATTCTCCTTTAAGTGCCGTTACTTCGGCTTTGAGTTCGTTTACTTGTGTTGAAAGTTCTTGAATAGATTTCATCATGGCGAACATAAGATCAGTGTTAAACACGGAGTCCATCTGTTGCTCGTTGTATTCCCAAGATGCTTTGCTTACAAACTCTGGCGCAACAGCTTCAACGTCCTGTGCAATAACACCTAAGTGAAGTTTGCTGTTTTCCTCGTCCTCATTGTATCTAAAGTTTTTAACCGGAATACTGCAAAGTTTTTCAAGGTAATCACCAGATTCAACAATGTCTTTTTTGGCGCGTTGATCTGATAAATTTGAATCAAAGGCTTGATAATTACTGATTCCTCCATTTGAGGTAACCGACATCCTCAATGCGGAGCTATCTTCACAATAAATAAACTGATTACCACTGCCGTTAGGAGCCGCCGCCGAATAATCAATATTAAGGCCAAAACAGTTTGCGGTATTCGTATTTGTGTCTATCAGCTTTGCGGTATAAACGCCTGTTGCAACACTCTTACTAGCAACTAAGCGTGAACTTCCAGAGGTAGTTGTTCCAACCAGCAAGTTGCCGCTAGAGTCGATAGAAAACCTATTCGTCATGGTCACTGCATCGCCAATGGTATCCGTACCAGACGCGCTTGTCTTAAATTCTAGACTGCCATTACCAATTTCTAGGGCCGATTTTGCAAAGGAAAAATTACCCGCCGCTGAAACATATCCGTGAGAAGTAGTTGTTGATGGCTTTGCACCATAAGTCAGTGTGGTATAGCCCGATGATCTCACTGATCCAAATATGTTTAAGAGGTCATCGTTGGTGTAATTGATCGCGTAAGCCGTAGCGCCGCTGGTAGACGAGTCGCCGGCTAGTACGGAACCACCAGCAGTAATACGCATGGCTTCTGACGTACCGCTCCCACCACCACCGCCAGTTAAAAAGCGAATTGATCCTGTACCAGATGTTGCGCCATAACTGTGTATTGAGACTAGGTTACTGCTGTACTCAACAACGCCCGCATTGGTTTGGTGACTTGCTAAAGACCCTTTGAAAATAACACCGCCAGAGCTATCTATCGCCATGCGTGTCGCGCCAGCAGTACCAATAAGCATTTCATCGGTTCCGCTGTTGTTATGGTTGTATTGAATGAACCCCCTGTACTGCTCGTCACCTGTTGTGCCATCGGCGAAGTACAAAGCACCATAACCGCCAGACGTAGAATCACTGACTACCGTAATACCTCCAGAAACACCAGTATCCACAACAAGCTCTGAAGCATTGCTATAAGTTGAAGGGGATGTAGTGCCAATGCCAACCCTGCCGCTGGAGTCGATAAGCATACGCCCTATTTCATTTGTGCCGAAGATCAAAGAGCGTGAAGCACTGTTGTGGTAAATGTGCATACCTGTGGCGTCTAATGCGATTGCGCCATCGTAGCCATTGCCATCAATCCTGATCTGACCAGTGGGTGTTCCCGACATACTGATATCAGTGCCATCACCAGCAGTGAGGTTGCCATCTATGTCCACGTTCTGACTTGAGTCAATCGTAATTGCAGTGCTTGTGGCGTTGTCGTCGATGCCTGTGGAGGTAAACGTAGTAAACGTGCCTGCGGCGGCTGTAGATGCACCAATAATTGTGTTTTCGATTGTGCCGCCAGATATGGTTAAGTCATTGGCAACATAGGTGTCAGAGATAACCGAGCCTTGCCAGGTTCCTGTGCCAATTGTTCCAACTGCCGTTATTTGCGTCTGAGAGGCATCCACAGACAAAGTGTCCGTACTAAGGGTAATACCCGTACCTGCCGTCAAAGCGGTCTTAGAAACGCTTATAGCAGCGCTGGCGTTAACATCATCATTAACAATAACCCCAGAGCCAATAGCCGCTACGCCAGTATCGGCAATCGTAACGTCGCCAGAGACTACATTGTCAATCCACTTTGATGTGCCTGTGTCATAAAACAAAACGGCGGCATCAGCAGGGCTTGTAACATTTGTATCTGTAAGCTCGGCAAGTGTATCCGCAGATGCAACCTGAGAATCGACATATGCCTTAATAGATTGTTGGGTAGCGAGTTGAGTTGCAGAGTCTGAAGACATATCATCTTCATCAAGAACCGCAGTGCCAGAAACGCCCGTGTTTAAAACAGGCGATGTTAGTGTTTTGTTTGTAAGAGATTGACTTCCAGTAAGCGTTGCTACCGTCGAATCAATCGCAAACGTAACGGCATTACCAGAACCCGACGTATCAATACCAGTGCCGCCAGTAAACGTCATGGTTTCTGAGTCAAGATCAATATTTAAAGCACCACCGCTGTCAGCTTGAAAGTCTAAGTCTGATGCTGTTGCTACAGAATCAACATATGCCTTTACTGATTGCTGGCTGGGAATAGATGTAGCTGAGTCGCTAGACATATCATCTTCGTCAACAAAAGCTGTAACGCCATCAAGCACATTTAATTCTGCGGCTGTACTTGTTACTCCATCTAGTATATTTAACTCTGCGGTTGTACTTGTAACCCCGTCAAGAATGTTTAATTCTGCCGTTGTCGAAGTAACACCATCTAGTATATTTAGCTCAGCCGCAGTAGAAGTCACTCCGTCCAAAATATTAAGCTCAGCCGCTGTGCTGGTAACCCCATCTAAAATATTAAGTTCGGCTGTAGTGGATGTAACGCCATCCATAATATTAAGTTCTGCGGCAGTAGCAGTAACTCCGTCAAGGATATTTAACTCCGCCGCAGTAGAGGTTACGCCATCAAGAATGTTTAACTCTGCCGCTGTAGCGGTAATTGCAGTCCCCGCAATAGAAAGGCTGCTTGGGTTTGACCCCACTTCGATAACAGCACCACTGCCATTTTCGGTATAAAGTCTTTTGTTTGTTAAATCAATTGCTGGTTCGCCTTGGACTAAATCACTAGCTGAGGGCGCACCCGATCCATTTTTAAGCTTAATTGTGGTTGCCATGAACTACTCCAAGGAAAACATTGGATATAAAGAAAGGGGGGCCGAAGCCCCCGTAAAGATTAAGCAGATGGTAGTGCGAGCACAAACCCAGCTTCAGGACGATACACTTGGACACCATAAAGCGTGTCGGCAGTGTACAGAGTAGACAGGTACTCTTGCTTGTATTGTGTCTGTGATCGAACGGCCATTTGCTCAGCCATCACAACTGCATCAGCGTGGAAAAGCAACGCCGCGCGAGTATCAACACTTGCCGCAGTGTTAGCAGCAGCAGCTTCGATAGTCGCACAGTTAGCAGACACGTATACATCTACGCCATAAAGGTTACCAATAAGCCCGCTATTTACTACTCCGCCGTTTACAAAGTCAGATGAAACATATCGGTCAATGCCCATAATTTCATTCCGTACTCCAGGGGGAATAACAAAATAACGATTTTCCATTGGGACATTGTTGTCATCCAACTTTTGGATCATGTCTCGGAAAAAACGATCAGTAAACTTATCACCAGCAATACCGTCAATGGTATCGTCAGTGTACTGAGTCGTTGAGTCATTAGTATTCATAAAACAGCCAGTGTGCTGGTAGTCAGTAGGAGCTACTGATCCAGAAAATACAACTGCACCACCGTCACCAAAGCCAGTACCGCAAGAGTGCAGGTCATTATCAACCTGTACAGCCAGAGCATAACCAGCGTCTTCAGTGTAAAACTGACGCAAAGAAGACAAAGCCTGAACTTCTACAATGTCCTCAATTAAGCGCGAGTATTCAAAGTGACGGTTAATAGTAATCGTCAACTCTGACTCTGTATTGGCAATGATAGTTACCGCAGTATCAGCCGCTTTAGCATTGGCATCGCCGCGAGTAGGCTTAGGAATATGAATAACGTCACCCTTCTTGCCAGACATAGAAATGCGCTTGACAAGGGGAGCCATCTTCAAGTTCTTTTGGTAGGCAGCAATAATTTCATCTGACCAAATTTCTGGTACAAATGTTGCCGCTTCTGTTAATGCGGTATTACCACCCGCGCCGGGATAAGTTGCTGTAGCCATGATAGTTCTCCTTTAGGCTATTTAACTCGACCCTCCGCGTATGCTTTCAGTATCTCATCTGATAAAGCGTTATAACGGTCTGGGTCAGTCTTCATAAGTTTAATAATGTCAGCACGACGATAAACTTTTTTGTTTGACCTTTCCGCTGTACCTCGGGCATTGCCTGTTGTTGCTGACCTAACCGCATTCTTACGACTTGCGCGCTCTGCTATTGCAGTTTGCTGAACTATACTGCTTCGTTCTTTCCAAAGCGAAAATAGCTCATTTGCCGAATCATAATCATACGCTTGGTCTGCATTAACAAACAGTTGCGTTCTAACCTTTGATCCTTTTATCCATTCAGCAAATTTAGGGTCTTGCAAAACTTGATCCATATCAGGGTGATCTGATCTTAACTGTGCAAGAGTGGCCTGTTGTTTGTACTGTTTAGTGTACGTTTCTGCCTCTTTGATTTTAGGATGATTGTCTATAGCCCGATTAACAGCACTTTGTGGGTCAACAAAAAAATCAACATCATTTGTGTTGCTATCTTCTTGCTGTGTTTCAGGTGCTTGCTTGTTGTCGAGTTCTGTCTGAATGTATCCGTCAACTAATCTTCGCAGCTCGCCTACTTCCGTACTCTGTTTGCCCGAAAACTTCTCAAGCTCTTGGTTCATCTGCACCAAATCTTGTACAGACTTACCACGATACTTTTCTGGAATGTCAAAATCTTGAGGTTTCTCCTTTACTGGAGCCTCAACGGATTCTTGCGCTGTGTCCTGCAAAGCATCAGAAGATTCTTCATCTTGACGCTCATCAATAATTGTTGCTCTTGACATCATTTAAACTCATTCCGCCTAATGGTTATGGAATTATTGGGCTTGACTCTCCTCTCGTTGAGCTTCCCGTCCTCGTCTTCCCGCTTCTTCATGCTCTCGCACCCACCTAATGTGCCTGCCAGGGAAATCCCCAGTAGACCCATCCAGCACGAAATTTGATGCTGAAGCGATCTTTCTAGCATTAGCGCCACATCCGCACCTAGTGGCTGTGGTTCCGCCCGCTACAAACTCTTCAAATATATGACCGTTTTCGCAACGAAAGTCAAATATCTTATTCATCTTCTTTTTGCAACTCTTCAAAGTTGTTGTTAACAGTAGACTCTAAATTCAACAAAAAAGCCAAAATGTTTAGCTGGCCTTTCCGAAAATACATATCGTCACTGTCTTTAACTGCCTCAACGCTATTAACAGAAATAGCATTGTGCTTTAACTCTTCAAGTAACTGCTTCCAACCATCGGTTGTAAACAAATCAAAATACTTGTTGTAATACTCTTCAACTTCTTTTTCCATCGAGGCCATTTGGTTATCTCACTAATTACGCTGTCTTTTTTGCGGTTTTCCTTCTTTTGCCTGAAGCCGTTACCGCGTACTTAATTGCTTTTGGCCCTGTCTTTTTCCGCTTAGCTGCTTCTTTTTCTGCCTTTGTCATCTTAGCGGCTACTGCTTTGGGCCTACATGCAGGATATGGGCGGCTAGATCCTTTAGCTTTTTTACGACCACATTTTTTTCCGGTCTTGATGTCAACCCACTCTTCCTTAAACCACTTTGTTAAGCCGCCTTTAGACTTAGACATAAGTGCCACCACGTTTTTTGTATTCCCGAACAAGCCACGCATTAGCATAGGCGCTAGGGTATACGTCAAATTTCTTTTTAGCTTCAGACTTTACCCTAGAGTACAGCGCCTTGTTTTTTGGCGTTGAACTGCTTTTCTTTTTAGGCAAGGTCTTTTTTGCTGCCATTACTTTTTAACCTTTTTTTTCTTTTTCTTTGGCTTTGTTGAATATGCTCCACTTCCATAGCCCATTTTTATCTCCCTACTTATTTGCCTTTGTGAGTTTTTTGAACTTCAAAGTTAGCAGATTGAGAAGCCCCCTTATGTGGCTTGTATCCGCCAGAAGGATTTTTCATAAGCTTATAACTATTTCCGCTTTTCATCCAATGATAACCATCAGGAGCTTTAACTTTCATTGTCAAACCTTTTAATGTGCTGCTTCATTGCATGTTGCCGCCTACAAGCATGGCACTCGCCACAGGATAAAAATCCGTCTGGCGTTTCACTTGGTCTTCTACACGACCAATACATTTTTTGCAACTGCTCTGGCATAGCGTAATAAACCCCAAGGCTTCTTTCAAGAGGGGTTTTGCTCATATAGTCAAATGGCGCAGCCCAAACCGGCTTTGATTGTTTATTCATAAACAAAGCACTCATGACGCCATATGCTTCTGCGCTTTCTTCCTTGCTCATGTTGTAATCGCCGGTAAATATAGCGCATACAGGCTCAGTCATTGTAGATATAACCCTTCCAGCCTGAAACAAAGCTAATGACATGTCCCTTCCCCCAGGATATTTAGCCTTGTAAGAATACAAGCAAGATGAAAACTCAAACTCTCGTTGGTTATCTTTAAGCCAGTTTATGCTTTTATGAATAGCATTTGCTTCTGCTTTAAATCTACCTTCAGAATTATCTAGGTGTATTGAGTGTATGTGTACGTTATGCTGTGTATGCTCTAGCAAGCTCCATGCTAACGACACGCTATCCATGCCGCCAGAGTACATAACTATAACCTTTTCTTTTCGTTTGGTTAAAAGCCTATGATACTTTGCTGCGGTGTCGAGAGATTCTTTTACTTTTAATTTGTAAATACTTTCTAGTTTGTTCAAAGCTCACTCCTAATTGATTGATTGTTACCACTTTTTACATGACCAGTACCTAGCTGTTAGCTTGTCTGGTGGGCTTGTATCGCACTTGTGCCTTGCCCTAAACGACTTTCTTCGTGCTGGCTGATCTTTTTTAATCGTCATTTTTTGATCGCCAAATCGAATCGTTTTGGTTTTATCCCCCTTCTTGGCTACTACCACAAACTTCTTCGTTGCGTGGTTCGGTGTTCTCTTCGGCTTGTTGTATCCGCTTACGCCCGCGCGTGCCAACTTTGGATCCTTTTTCTTGCTCATTGAATTTGCTCTCCAATGCCTGCAATCGGACTTGGACTTGCTCCAGCTTGTCGGTTTGGTCTTGGAATGCCTTGTTGATTTGCCCCAGCAGGCTGTTGATTTCTGTTTGCGTCATTAGCATTAGGTGACTTTCCCTCCAGTTCACGCTCTTTTAAAAGCCTGTCAGCAATCTTAAGCCTGCGCTCAAACTCTTTATCTTCCGAGTCGCCTTCTTTAAGATTCCTTGTGATTGCATTAATCTTATCAATTTCCAGTTCTTGAGGCGCAATCTGCGCTTCAATCGATATCTTAGCTGCGCGAGCCTGAGACTCTGCGGCCTGACCATTAAGCGCATTTGTCTGGCTTTGTTGAAACTGCAACTGAGCCTGCTGAGCCATTTCAGCAATTTGCTGCGCCTGTGGGTTAGGCTGAGACGCCTGCTGCATTGTCGCAATAAGCTCTTCTCGGTTACTAAGATTCATGTTATCGATAATGCTTTGGATTAAAACAGGATACATTGGACTGTCCTGCTTCATAGTCTGCAATAGCTGAACTAGCTGAGTTACCTCATACTCTCTTGCAATAATTCCAAGAGTGCTGGTTGCAACAAACTTATAATCTGCAACCGGATAGTTTTCGGGATCAAACTGCATGTATCGATGAGCCGCTTTAGTTACAAACGGCAACAAAAATGACTGCTGAAAGTTAATTAAAGTACGCTTATGACGCTTAATAATAGCGCCAAGAGACATACTAATCCCAGCAGCAGTTGATTCTCCGTTAACTTGACCCGCGATGCCAGCGGAGTCAACAGCCCCTGTAGCTTGCTGTACCATTTGCTGAAGACTTGCGGCTTGGGCAAACGTGATTTGGCCCACTTGACCAAAGTTGAAAGGCTGTAAGACTTCACGCGGATCTCCATTGGTTAAAATCATCTTGCCGGGGCGCACTTCTGGCTTAGCACCCCTTGGAAGCCTTGTTGCATCTACTGCAATCATTGGGTGAATTGTAAGGCTTAACGCATCTATGCGAGCGCGAAGCTCTGTATCAAGCGCTTTTTGGCTGTTATAGCCTTTTTCACATACACCACGACCCCAAAATCTTCCTGGCACTACATCCCAAGGAAAAGCAACAACAGGTCTATCACCCATCATGTATGGATTTTTAGATGCTTTAAGTAATGTTCCGCCATTTGCTATAACAACAATAGCCTCAACATACTTTGAGTCTTCTTCAACCTCAATATCTTCGGCTTCTAAAAGCTCTCTTGGAACAAGGCCATAATACTTTGTTAATCGAACTTTATCGTCGTTATATATCGTAAAGTCTTGGTCTGGCTCAAGATCAGAGTCTGGGGCCGCCGATTCGATTGGCCCCTCCATGTAAGCGCCCTGCTCTTGCAGCAACTCAACGGTGTGCTTGCTTACAAACTCATCAACTGCCACGCCATAAGCGTCATCAACTGATGTTGCCACGGGATCAATAAGAAAATTTTGCGGAAGTACAGGCTTAAGCTTTACAACAACTCTGTCAGTAATATTTACACCAACCGCCTGAAGGTCGCCACCCATGATCGGCTCAGACGCTGGAGCCATTTCTTTAATTTCCTCAATGACCACTTCGCCAATGCCAGTTCCGAATACAGCCGAGTTAATAAGACACTCTGCAACAGCCTTTCGCACCATGCAGGCTTCAAAATCTTCTCCAAGCTTTTTGCGTAAATACAAAACATCTTGCTTTTGACCGTCAGTGAAATCATCAGCAATGTCAAACCACTTTCCACGACCAAAGGTAGCCTCCTCAAGCTCTGCAACATTTGACTCAACCGCCTGTTGCAGCGCAGGAGCAATAATTCTGGATCTTTCAGATGCTCTTTGAGAGTCCGATGGATCCCACTGACCGCGCCAAAGTCTATAATACTCTTCAAACTTGTCTTCGTAGTTTGACTCATAGTAATCACGCCAGTTTTCACACTTGGTCATAACCCATTCTGCAAGAGATTCTTGAATCATTATTGGGTCTGGATTGTAAATATCTTCTGCCATATTAATATCCCGATACCACATCTAAAATTTCGTGGTCGTCAATTTCATACTCGTAATCGTATGCAACTTGAGCCAGCTGGTCTATGTAAGCCAGCGCATCTACTAAGTCATCATGCGTTAAGGCATCTGGAAACTGAAATAGCTGGTCAAGAAACCGCGTATTCCACTCTCCCTTGCTTAAAGTAACATAACCATTTTCAAAACGCCCCTGCAATGCCCACATGACCCTGTCGGTTTTCTTTTTATTTCCATGAGTTAACTCTTCAACACGAAAAAACATACCATATCGTTTCATAAGGTCTGTTAACGGGGACATTACTGCTTGTTTTGCTATGCCACGCTCAATTCCTACACTAATAGGGCGATAATCCCTTACAGCCTGAAAGATCTTCATTGCTGTTTCATTTAAATCCCAGCGCCCATAAATAATGTTTTCTATAAACCATCCATCTGGGTTTACTTTTGCAACCGCAATAGCGGTTTCATCTAGGTTAGTGCTTTTTGTGCGCTTCTTGTTAACGTCCTCAAAGCCAGCAAGGTCAACTGCTATATAATAATCACCCTCATCTGGGCAATTACCAAACTTAACCCAGTCCTCTTTAAACATTTCAGAGCCTCTAGCCTCAAAAGAAGCCATAAACTCCTGCCTAAACGCATAACTTGACATTGATTTCTTTGCAATATCAATCTCATTAGGGTCTAGTATAGGATTATCATAGCTTGTAAAGTGCCAGCCCCTATAAGTTTCGTCATCTCCAAGCTCTGAATACTTATAAAGATCGTAAAAGTGGTTTCGACCCATCGGAGTGCCAATAAAAAGCGCCTCGCCCTTTTGATCTGCTAGTGCTGGGCGCAATATTTGCTCCCAAACATCAGGCTTCATGTCGGCATACTCGTCCATTACGAGGTATTTTAAAGACACACCCCGCATTGTTTCGGGTCTATCTGCACCTTTAAGGCTGATTGTTGCTCCATTTACAAGTTTAATCTGTAGGTTATTAATATGAGAGCCTGATATAACTGGATGACCTAACTCTAGGAGAGTTTGCCACATGATATCCCTGGCCTGCCCCTGAGTTGGGGCCACATAAAAGACATGACCCCTATCGGCCTGAAGGCCATTAATGATTAACAGCCATGCGGCCAGCCTAGATTTGCCTGTGCGCCTACCTGCGGCAACTACCTTAAAGCGAGTAGGATCAGAATATACATCCTGCTGCCAAGGCAATAACTCTACATTTAAATCAGACATTAGGAAAAGTTTACAAGCGTAGATGGAGCTTCAAGAAGGTCAAGCGTTACTGCAAACTCAACATCACCTGATGATCCCGTTTGAGCCTTGATCTGTTCTCCCGACTGCATAACAAATATTCCGCTAGAAAACTCTTCCCTGTCGTTACTGCCAATGTTTTTAGCGTCGAGTAGGTGAAGCTCGTCAGTGCCGTCGTCAAAGTACAGGGTGCAGGCATTTGTTGATCCGCCATTATTAGCCACCAGCAAATAACTTACATGAGCAACAAATCCTGCTGGAACTGTTAAAATAACAACCTCTGCCGTGCTGGTAACTGTTGCGTGCCTAGTGTATAGCATTATTGATATGTCCAGACTACGGGCTGACTTGTCCGAGTATCCACATGAATAAACGTCTTGGCTACCCCAATCCCCGTAAATCCCATATTAAAAGCAGTAATTAGTAGTTTAAAGCGATCTACCCCATTGCTGACGTATATGTCTGCGGCTATACCCTTTGTATGCATGCCTGGGTGCTCTTTC